ATTATCAAATTCAGAATTAGAATTATTAGAAGGTCAAAAGTGGTGGGCAAAATTAGTATGGGCATGCTTTGGAGTTACAAGCACAGAGCTTGGATATACAGAAGACGCAAAAGGAATGTCAAATCAGATTGTTCAAAGTAACGTATTCAAAAAGAGAACCTTAAATCCAATGCTTAGAATGGAAGAGTACAAACATAATCAAGAAATAATTAGTGAGTTTGAATATGATGATGTTGAGTTTAAGTTCTTAATGTTCGATGTTGAGGAAGAAACTAAGAAAGCACAATTATATCAAACACAATTAAGTGCTGGTTATAAATCAGTTAATGAGATTCGAGTAGAGGAAGGCCTCGACGAAGTAGAGTGGGGTGAAAAACAATCAGCAGAGGAACAAATGGAAATGCAACAAAGATATAGTGATCCTCTCAACCAAGAAAAAGAAAGATACGAAGATGAATCAAAGTTAGAATCGAGAGATAAAAAAAAAGATAAGGAAGAAAAAGCAGAGTTAAAATATAAATATATTAAACGAACTGGTTCTCCAGGAAATTACACTTACTGGTATAGAGATTCATTAGGGAAATTATCTGCTGGAAAAAAGCCAGAAGAAGAAAGAGGGGCAAATGAAAAAGTAACATTTGATGGATTAAAAGAGGAATATAAAAAGGAAGGGAAGCCATTTGAAAAAGAAAATATTGAGATTGAAGCTTATAGGGTTGGAACTTTGGGAGACCCTTATGGGAGAGGAGTATTCTTAGCAAATAGCAAAGAAGATGCAAAACAGTATGAATCTTTACATGGAGATGAAAAAGTTAAAAAATATAATATAGTTATTGAAAAAGCATTAGTTGCAGGACATCAAAATTCTGTAACAAAATTATTTTTTAATAAATCTTATATGGATTTACAGGCACAAATGGGAGGAGGAGTTGAGGGTGGAAGAAAGTTTGATAAAAAGATAAGAAATGAGGCAACTAAAAGAGGTTATGATTCAATAATTTATACTTCCCCTGCACCACCAGCAGAAATGGAATTAATGTTGACAACAAAAAAAGGAGTAAAAGATAAAAATATCATTGAAGAAAAATCAGTTAATCCACTAATTCTTGGAGAGTTTGAAACAATGGATGAGGATCGATTAAAACAAAGTATTATTTATTTAATGAAAGTTAATGAAACAAAAATTAAATCCCTTTTAGAAAAGGAAATGGGAAATAGTACTTTAATTAAAATTAAATCTGTTGATGATGTGGCTAAACGAATTAAAGAATTGATTACCTTTGCAGGATTAAAAACAATCAGCGATGCGGTGATTAGGAACACATTCATGGAAGGACACGATAGTGCTGAACGACAAATAGAAAGAAATTTAATTATAAATAAAGATGCAATAAGTTTTATTCAAGATTATACTTTTAATAATATTAAAGGAATGACAGAGGAAATAGTCCAAGACTTAAGGCAAGAATTAGAAAGAGGGATTATGTCTGGAGAAGGAATAACAAAACTAAAAGACAGAGTAAGCAAAGTATTTGATGTCGGAGAAAATCGAGCAACAATGATTGCGAGAACAGAAGCAACAAGAAGTGAGAATCAAGGAAAACTTCAAGCATTCAAATCCAGTGGGGAAAAATTAGTAAAAAAATGGAATACTCATTTTGATGGTAGAACCAGTGATGTGTGTAAAAGGTTAGATGGCCAAGTAGTTGGAATAAATGAAAATTTTAAAGATAAAAAAACAGGATGGGAAGGGCCTTGTCCCCCAAGTCATGTTAATTGTAGAAGTTCCGTGCTTTATATAGAAAAAGAAGAAAGTTTAAAGGAAAACTAATTCTATTAAACACCAATTCTTAAATACTAAAGGAAATTAATTAATTTATGGAAGATCCATGTTTTATATTTAGTTCTGACAAGTTGGAACTAAAAAGTGAGGGAGAAAACTTTTTTGTAGAGGGATATATTTCTACTTCTGATTTAGATTTAGTGAATGATATTGTTACTAAAGCTTGTTTATTAGATATGGCAGAACAAATGAAAACAAGAACAATTAAATTTGATGTTGAGCATGAAAGTTTTCGTGGTAAAAGCCAATTGGAAACAGAAATAAATAAAACATTAATTCCAGTGGCCAAAGTTGATGATTTTATAATGGATAAAAAAGGATTAAAAGTTAGATCAGTATTAAATAGGCATTCAAATAGATTCGAAGAAGTAAAGGGTTCAATTGAAGATGGATTCTTAGATGCCTTTTCAATAGCATTTGTACCGGTTAGTGCATCTATCCAGGAAAAGAATGGAGAGAAAGTTAGAATGCTTGAAAAGATTAATTTATTGAATGTTGCTTATACTGGAAATCCAATTAATACAAGTTCTACAATGACTAATGTTTTTATGAAAAGTTTAGACTTCCTGGAAGAAAAAGCAAAACCAAAAAAGCCAAAACCTCAACCAGATCCACATAAGGAAGACGAGGAAGAAGAAGAGGAAGAAGACGAAAAGGGTGACAAAAAAAAGAAGAAAGTAGGACCAGGTGGCCATAAACCAGATAGAACAGGACCACATGGAGCCGGTGCAGGACCAGGAGAAGGACAAGCAGATGGTTCAGGAAAAGAAGTCAAATATAATCACTTAAGTGATACTAAAACTAAATTACAGGAGGTTAAAAAAATGACAGAGGATAATAAAACGGAAGAAGAAGAAGAGTCTGAAGAAGTTGAAACTGGGAAAGAAGAGGCTGAAGGGAAAGATGATGAAAAGAAAGAAGATGCAGAAGAGAAGGAAGAATCTGAAGAAAATGCTGAGGTAAAATCTTTGGGAGAAACAGTAGCTAAGTTGCAAGAGGAAGTTGCTGATTTGAAAGCACAGATAAAAGTACCACTTAAAAAGAGTATTCCTACAACTGAAGATAAATCTAACGATTTCGAAGATAAGACAATTAGTCCTCTTGACTTAATAGCATAATGGAAGGAAAAGGAACAATGAGAGTAGGAAATATTGATAGCAAAAGTGCGTATTCACATTCTTTTGGAGCATTGAAAGATGGGACAAGATATGCAGATGCTTGGAGTGAAATTGATTACAGGCCAAAGTTGAAAGATTTAATGTCTATTGGAATGAAGGCATTAGGTACAGAAACAGGTGGAGCAGGAACAGCAGGCTACGCAATGGTACCAATCTATGTAGATCCAAGAATTGTTGACGTAACAAGAAAGTTCACACCATTGGTAGAGTTAATCGCAAGAGTAACAAATCAAGGTATGACAGCAGATTATAACAAGATCACTGCAAAAGGTGGCGGATATACTGCAGCAGAAGACGCAGCATTACCAGAAACAAATGATACTTACGAAAGAGCAACTACAGGAATCAAGTTTTTATACGCAGTAGGTAGAACCACAGGCCAAATGCAAGCAGCAATGCCAAGTTACATTCTTGAAGGTTTTCAACCAGCAGGAGAAGGCTTAGGTGGAGGCTCACCATTTAGTTCAGTAGGTGCACCAAATGCAAAACAACTTGAAGTTATTATGAAAGCAAGAGAGATGAGAGAACTCGAAGAGAATTTAATTGTTAATGGAAGTGCAAGCACAGATTCAACACAATTTGATGGAATTGTAACATTACAAAGCACAGAAAATGTAGTTGATTTGGATGGTGCAGCAATGACATGGGACGATATTGAGACAGCGGTACGATATGCATTCGATGATGGTGGAAGACCAAAAATCGCAATAGCATCAAGTTCAGTAGTTCAAGATATTCGAAAGATAATAATTGATACTTTTAGATATAATCCAAGTGACCTGGCAGGAACATTACCATTCGGAGTTGCAGCTGCAATAGTGCTTCAAACAATGGTTGGACCAATACCAGTGATCCCAAGTATGTATTTATCAAACACATCTGGCGCAAAGCAGATTTACTTTTTAGATACTGATTACATCGAGATGAGAGTTCTTCAAGATATGACTTACGAAGACTTAGCAAAAACTAATGATTCGCAGAAGTTTATGTTGAAAATCTACGAGGCACTTATCATGCGAAACAATAAGTTCAATAGTTTCATCGACGATATATTGTAATTTTTTATTTTATATTTTTTAATCTTTTTTTCTAAGCAAAAAAAGTGGAGAACGGCCCTCCTGGAGTCCGTCGGGTGATTCACGCACGAATCAAAAATTAAATAACGGGAGGTTAAAAAAAATGACAGAAACATTTACAGACGGAACAACAAGCGGAGTAGTAGTAAAAGACATAGTACCAGCAATGGGAGTAAAAATGTTACAAGTAAGAGTTCCAGCAACATTTGTCTGGGGAACAGACGAATTGGTTGTAGATTTAGGAGATTACGGTGCAACTAAATGCGCAGGAGTTCTTGGTTTTGTTGAAACAACAGCAGGAAGTGTAACAGTCCCTTGTGGAGCAGCAGGAACACAACTTGGAACAACATCAGTAGCATCAGGAGTATTGACATTTGCAAGCTCAGGAGCAGCAGC